AAATTGCTTTTTGCCGCGGCTTTATCTAGGTCCCATTTTAGCACACCTAAAAGATTTTCTAGCTTTTTAGTAACTACTACGGATTCCATATGGTCATCATCAAATGGTAATTCTTTGAACCAATCTGGTAAACGTGTTTCATCTGTAGGATAACCAACACTAGTCATACCCAATGGATTATCTTTAAGCCTACATACAATAGTTTTCATACCATCAGTAATTTCTACTGCATAACTATCGCTATTGATTTGCCTTAGCTTGTTCCAATTCAATGCGGCAGTAACGTGACCTGGCATAGCCGGCTTTTTAATATTAGCTACACTTTTGCCTGTGTCATGAGCACGTTTTCTATCTTTATCATACTTGGTCATCTTGCCTCTATAAGCGGTTAAGTTGTTAACACGTTTAGGACTACCTTTTTGCCAACTTGGCTTTTCTCTATAGCTTTTACGGAATTCAATAATCTTTTCTAATATATCATTTTCTTCAGTACCAGTAAGTACTTCTAGTAAAAGATCTTTAAGAAAGTCTTGCATCCATGGTGGAGTATCACTACGTTTTAGATCTAAGCCCATAGCTTTAATGTAACCAGCTTTGCCGTCAGTATCTTCACGTTTACCTTCGTTATCAAATACTAACATTGCATAACGTTTCTTTGTAATAAACAATCCACTACTTCCTACCATTTCTCTACCAGCCGCAATAATTTGGCCTAGCTCTAATGTAGTATGAAATGCTTTATTCATAAATGCAGGAAACGTTTTGTTTACTTCTTCGCATACTGCATCGTAATAAGAAATAATATTATCTCTGTCCCAATTAATTTCACCTTTTTTAATTTGATCTTTTAAAACAGGATATGCACTAAAATAAGTAGAGTCTGTGTCACCATACACAATAGCTTTACCCATATAATCATATTCGCCTGCAATAACCTTGTTTAGTTCTGCCGCCATATGCCTTGCAATAACTCTACCTGTTAGTGTTGTACTTTGACCCAATCTACTATCAAAGAATCTACTACCAGGATTCAATAACGCACCATACAAACTGTTCAAGTTAATCTTCTTAACCAACTGCCTCTTATCCCAAAATGCAAATGCATCTCCTCCTTCTGCTCTAGCTTCACGTGCTTTTGCTTGTAACTCTTTACGTTCTGCATACCAACGTTCTAGCAAACCAGGAATAACACCTTTTTTCTCATATGAGAAGATTGTGCCGTTAGCACTAATAATCCAAGGTTGGCCACTATTAAAAATTAATTCATATATTTCTGCACCAGTTGCTTCAAACTCGTCGCCGTTTTCAAAGTCAAGATATAACTTTTCAACTATATCTTTTTCCATAACTTTTTCATACTCATATGTAGCAAATCTTCCTTCCCAGGCTTCTGCTACAGTTTTTGCATTTTCAATCATTTCTTTTGTATAAGTATGGCGTACTTGTCCAATAATAGTTTCTGTACTCATATTACCACTACGTAAGATACTAGGATATAGACTGTTCAAGTCAATACTGCCAACCCACTTATGCATACCTTTTTTAGGTGTTGCAACATAAGCACCTGCGGCCTGTGTTGTATCTTTGTCATAACGTTTATCAGGAACAATAAGTCCTTGCCTGTGTGCCTCGTTAATAATAGCTTGATCTGTTTGTGCAACCGCACCCATTGTTGTTTGTAGCAATACAGTATTAGAATGTGCTAGTACGTTTGCCAAATCAATAAATTGTAGTTTAGCATCTAACTTAACAAGTAGTTCAACGTCTTGTCTAGAATATGCAATAAACTTTTCAAAGTCGTTGTTGTATAACTGATCTAGTGTTCCATCATATTCAACTTTACGATCGCCTAGTTCATACTCACCAATGGCATCTAAACTGTAACTGTGCATTTCATGATATGTGTACTTACGATATAGTTCCATGTAATCTAAATGTACACGACCAATTAAATCAAATGTTTGTTGTTCTGCACCATATCTTTCAAACCTTCTCTCTTTAGGCATCTTGTCCCATAAACAGAATTTACGTGTATGACTTTTGCTCATTACTTTACCTACACGATTAACCATATAAGGAATATCAAAACCTTCACTATTCCAACCTGACAAAATATCAGCATCATCAATTAAGTCAAGAAATGCTTCAAGCATCTCACGTTCTGTTTTAAACAGTACAGTATTTTCAAACTTATTAGTTACTTCTTGAGCCTCGTCAAAGCTCATAGTTTTAGGACCAATTGCAAGGCATATAGTTGTTTCAAGCCAATTACAATGTAAACTGATAGCCGTTATAGGATTAAAAGGATCGCTTGGGTCAGCAAACCCCATTTCTTTATTAAAGTCTGTCTCAATATCAAAGAATGCAATATTAAGTTTTGGCACTTCGTTAGGATCATAATTTTCAGCAAATGTTTTAAAAACAACATTTACATCACTTTCATATAGTCCTTTGTGTGCATTAATCTTTTTTTCTGTATTGAATTTCTTACTAGTATTACAAACTACACGTTCTAGCTTTTCACCAAATATACTGGTAAATTTTCCACGTGCATCTTTGTAATAAAAAGTATATTTTGCAGGAATTTCTTTGAACTCACGTTTACCGTTTACACGTTCAACTACCTGTACTATATCTTTTTCTTTATTGTGAATTGCGTCTACATAACTCATACGTTCTTAACCCAGTATTTTTCTAATTGCGGAATATAGTTTATTATACTTGTTTTTCTATGTTTGTCAAGCATTGATGTGATTTTACAAAAAAATTTCCAGTTATCAAATTCTTCATTATCTCTTGGTTTTCTACATAGGTTAATTACTCCGTTTAACCTACCACCTTTACCAAAATCTCTTTCGAGCATATCTGCAAGTCTTAATTTGTAATCCATATCAGGGTGTACCGCTATAGTTAAATACCTAGGGTGAACAACAGGACCATTAAACATAAATTCATGTCTTGGTCTTATTTTGGCAAATTGTAGCCAATCTATGTATTCTTGTATGTTGTATACATTGAACAGTTGTGGTGTATAGCTTATAGCCATATCTAAATTATGTTCATGTTTTAGTTCAATGATTTTGTTTTGTATGTCTTGACCTTTATACTTTCCGAACGGTGTACTAGGTCTTACATATTCATATAAATGCCCTGTGGCATCCATACTAACAATTAATGTAGTATTAATCTTTTTTAGTTTTTCTAATAATTCTGTATCTAATAATGTTAAATTTGTAATGACTTTTAATCTTCCCTTGTAATCATGTTCTACTAATTTATTTACTAGGTGTTTGAACTGTGGTGTATAAAATGGTTCGCCACCACTTATGTCAATCATTTTTGTACTTAATATAATATCTAAGTTATCATCTACAACATTATTAGGAATTCCATATCTTTCTATACTATATGGAAGTGTGTCATCTTTTTGTTGAACGTGTACTGCTCTACCTACTTCTGTTCTTGTTAGTTCAGAGTCCATAAGCATTTTAGCATCTTTGAACCAACCAGTACTTCTGTTAGGACTACACATTGTACATCTTAAATTACATTGATTACTAAAATCAATTTTAAATTTTTGTATCTTATAGTCTTTTGTAATGTCTGGTATTACTGGATCTAAGTTAGCTTCGTACGTTTCTTGTTGTTGATATCGCATACTTCGGTCAACAACCTTTTCTGCTCTTTCACATAAATGACACCCTTTAGGCCAAATATTAGATATTGTTTCTAATCTAGCCTTTTTGTAAAGACGTCCATTAAAGATTTCTTTAATTGAATCTGTCTTGACGTTTCCTACTACGTCTTTTGCTTGACAGCAAAAAACCATTTCGCCTTCTTGATCTATATGGATTTCTGTCCAAGGACTGGCACACCATGTATTGTTTGAGGTAGGAATGTAGGGTGTGTTCTTTTCCACTTACTAGCTGTCTTTTCCGACACTATGCAAAATAGATTCAAGAGTATCAAAGTCATCTCTATGTTTACCAAACTCACCTTTTGATGCTACCTTAATTGCTTTAGTAAGGATAGCTGGTTTGATT